TACGTATAGGCTACGCTGGGACTTTCCCCCATGCCTCCGCGCAATCACGCCCGATCAACAATAATGATCAATAGGGGGTGGGGGTGTCACTCTTTTGACACCAAAAGCCAACCAAAGTGTCAACAATCCGACACCAAAAGCCAACCAAAAGCGGTCTCAAGTGTCGATACTTATATATACAAAATAAAACTTTTGGTTTTCTTTGGTGTCTTTGTTTGTTTTTATCTATTTTTTTCAATCACTTGTCATTTTATTACGATTAGCTATTTACATTCTTTGCACGATCTGCGCTTAATACAGTATCGAAAGCGAGGGCAGATCAGCCGCAAGGCTCGACACCATGACCAAGCCAAGATAACGCTAGATAACCCTTAAACGCTACGGCAACCTAGGGCTAGGCATAGAGAATAAAAGAATAGACTACCGAATACGAATATGACTAGACAGCCTAAACAGAATATGTAAGACTAAGAGAATAGAAGAACACATACGCTTGATAGCGATAAGACAACCGAAGTCCGTGGAACGGCGTGGCTACAGACCCTATAAAATCCTAGCAGTAGCTGGCAAGGTGGGGCGTAGGTCTAGGCCAAGCTAGGGTGGAGTCCGATAGCAAGGACAAATCCCTAGCTGTTACAAGGTGCAATGGTGTACCTATAACGCTAGGAGTAGTAGCATGAAAACCAAGACAATTAAAGTATTAGGTAAGACAGTAGCAGTATATGGCAAGCGTCCAAGAGTGAATAAGTATCGCTTCGGCATGTCTAATGGCTCAACATTTATGGGCTTTCATACAGGACTTATGAGCCGTTACTTGTCTTTTCCTATGTTAGCAAAGCGTAAATTTGGTGGTGTTAAAGACATTCAACAAGTCTATTGACAAGCCAAGGGCAACGATGGTAATCCCTTAGAGACTATCGTTGTACCTTGTAACAGCTAGGAGTAAGAACATGGACTTTTTGATTGGATTTATTTTCGTGTTAGGCATTACAGGGTTTACCTTGTTTATTGCTGATATGATTGCGGCAATCTGTAACGACTACTTTGGAGGCTAACAATGTCAGTAAAAAATATATTGTATTGGTATGGTCAGTCTAATGAGACTGAACGCACCTTTAACTGGTATAGTGATGCACAAGAACAGTGCCGCAAGATAGCAGTGCATTATGACATGCCTGTTTATCGGGTGGTGTCGGTAGTAGCGGCACTATCACCTAACAATAAGTGGGAACGCAATGTAAGCAATGCCTATGACTTGATCGGTGCATACTTGCGAGGCGATCATATGGAGACTGTTAAGGTTAGTACCTATAACAAGATGAAAGAGAAGGCATGGTTCTTGCTAGAAGATAGGCCAACCTATGATGAAACCAAGGTAATCCTATCAGGCCAGAAGATAACCTGCTTCTTTGAGAATATCATGGGCGAGGATACATGCACCATTGATGGACATGCGAGGAATATCTTTTATAATGAGCGAGTGGGTCTGACTAATGACAAGACCAACATAGGCAAGAAAGAGTATAGACTACTACAGGCAGCCTATGCACATGCAGCCAAGAAGGTAGGCATCAAAGCATATGAGATGCAAGCTATCACTTGGATGGCATGGCGTAGGCATCACGGTATTGTATAAGGAGTAGGATTATGAGAACAACACCACACATGCTAGAGAATAGACTAGGCAGAATTAATAGGCGGCTAGGTGTAAGCTATGCACTAAACAATGCGCCGCACTATGGTGGCTGGCAGCTAACCTGTAATGAGGGCAGCACTATCATTCAGCATAGACTAACACCACGCGAGATGCTAACGTACCTTGATGGCCTGATTGTAGGCATTGACATGAAAGAAGGGGCATACAAATGACACTAGAGCTAAACACAAAAGACTATGATGAGCCTAAGGAATACCTAAGGGAATGGATAGGGGTATTGCCACACTGGGTGCATGAATTTAACATGCTGAATGGTGATGACATAGTATCCTATATGGATGGACGCTACGGCTATGGACTGCACAATTTTGAGGGTGAAGTCTTGTATGATGGGGCATACCGTAGCCCACACGAAGAAGATGATGACCTGTATGCTATAGGTAAAATGGCTACGTCTTATGGCTATGTATATTTCTATCCATATGGTATGGTGGCACTACCTACTAATGATGGCTACTTTGTAACGAGGATGGACTAATGAGCATGTACATAGACACGGCCTACCCTGACGTAACACTGGACGCAAGGCTTGCCTGTATCCTTAAACTTATGAAGGCACTGCAAGTCCAGATAGAGGATGCAGAATGGGAAGGGCAGGATGTATCAAGCATGAGGCAGCAGCTATCAGGTCTTAAGTCTAGGCATGATGATGGTGCTACATATGAGCCACTGTTTTAAGGGAGTAAGCTAACGATGCCTAAATATTTTATCAAATACTTTGATGTTATAGATGCAGAAACTATTGAGGATGCCAAAGATATTCTCATGGAACAGTTGATGCTAGATGTTCGTAATGATGATGCCGAAGGCTTCACTATAGAGGAGTATGTAGAATGACTTGGAAACCTAAAGCATCAACCAAGGTGGTGATAGAGTTAGACTTTGATGGACACTGCATGGATGACAATGCACTGAAGCATTGTGTCTTTGACTATCTATACCAGCTAATGGATGACGATGATTTATACTATGAGACCTACCTTTATGGGGTGGACAACGACAACGAACCTATGCTAAAGCTGGTACACGATGAAGATAACACCAGTCACTAAAGCAATCATGCAATCAAGACGGAGGGGCAGCACGATGCCTAGATACAGAGTAGCTATATGCCATGAGGAGTCTGTAATTATTGAGTTGAGTGCAGACCATGAGGATCATGCAGAAGAACTAGCTTATGAACTAGCTGATGAGTATGGTACTTCTATACCACCACAATTCAGACCTGAAACAGTACACAGAGAGTTCTTTACACAGGATGCAATGGAGATTGACAGTGATTAACTACAAGCACCAGCTAACACGCAACAAGTACGATGATGCCTATGTCATGGGATATCACAACGGCTATCACGCTGTGAAGTACGACAACCAGTATGATGAGGATGCACAAGCACAGTACTGGATCAAGTTCAAGCATGGGTACACAGCAGGTAAACTAATGCGTGTCAAAGAGGAGGCAGCAGTATGAGCATGGGGTTTAAGATTTGTAATCACTGTGGTGATGGCGAGGCTGAAGCCTTGTATGCTGTAGGTGATGAGGTTGTGTGGTACTGCAACGAGTGCCAAGCAGAATGGCATGAGCCTGTTGCGTATGACAACAGACCTGACTACGACATGAACGAACTGAGGTATTTGAATTGAAAATATACATAGCAGTATTGGGTTTACTTCCAGTCCTTCTTGTGGTATTTATAACTATATCTTCACTCATAACTTTATTGGGGGAAAAACGTGCCAACACTAGAAGAACAGATAGAACTAGAACTGGAGATGCTACAAGCAGGTGTCAATAGATATCAACATAACACTAACAAGCTACTAGAGAAGGGTATTGAGAGCAACACACAGCACGGCAGAGCAGCCATAGCTGGTGTCGTTAATGCCTTGGCTGATGGTGTAGTAGATATACAAAAGGACACCACATCCAACCGTGATATTGCCAAGAAAAAATTAAGCGGGATGGATGCACACAAGATAGCCTACCTTACTCTGGTGTCAGTGGTTGACGAAGTGTCAAAGCACTACACTCTAACCAAGGTGGCTCGTATCGTAGGGATGAACGTGGAATTGCAGAAGCGTTTGACCCAGTGGATTGAGTCGGATGGTAAGCCAGCCAAGCTGCTTATCAAGAAGGCTAATGAGAAGAGCAGTAAGTTACACAAGAGGCAGGGCTTGGTTCACAAGCTTAACTCTGGTGGACACAAGGAAACAGAGTGGACTAACGAGGAACGTATCCATGTGGGTATGCGGCTCATAGATAAGGTCATTGTCAAGACAGGGTTGGTCAAGCTAAGCAAGCATAGACAACGCAACAACAAGACAGTCACCTACCTTGAGGCTACACCTGATACCCTAGAGTGGGTTCGTAAGTTTAACCTGTATCAAGAAACCAAGAGGCCACGCTACGCACCCTCTATCATTCCACCCAAGGATTGGACTGATGTTATAGGTGGTGGGTATCACAGTGAGGCTATCAACGATCTAGCATTAGTGAGGGTACATTGAAACAGAACAGTAAACTATACCTTGATAGACTAAGGCAGCAGGACATGAGCCTAGAGTACAAGGCAGTCAATGGACTACAGCGTACACCGTGGACTATTGATACCAAAGTGCTAGAGGTTATGCGTCAGGCATGGGACAGTGGACAGGAGTGGGCTGGTCTACCACCTAGGTTTGACCTAGACCTACCAGCCTATCCCTTTGATGTAGACCCACCAGAACTAACAGAGGAGCAGCACAACCAGTACAAGGACTGGGCTAAGAAGCGTAGCCAAATCTATACGCACAACGGCAAGTCTATGTCACGCAGGATACAGGTGGAGAGGACGCTACAGATTGCAGAGGACTACGCTAAGCACTCAGAGTTTTACTTTGTATGGCAGCTAGACTTCAGGTCACGCAAGTATCCTGTCGAGTCCTTCATGTCACCACAGGTGGCTGACTGGGGTAAGGCATTGTTACTGTTTAACAATGGTTTTCCTATCAACAACTACGAGGATGCCCAGTGGCTTGCCATACATGGGGCTAACCTGTTTGGTAATGACAAGGTGTCGTTTACTGACCGCATCCAGTGGGCATGGGATAACGAGGCTGACATTGTTAAGTGTGCTGAGAACCCACTAGACTATATGTGGTGGACTACAGCAGACAAGCCTTGGCAATTCCTAGGCTGGTGCTTTGAGTGGTATGGCCTACTGCGTGAGGGGTGGGGTTTCTATACTCACCTACCCTGTGCTGCTGATGGTAGCTGCAATGGACTACAACATCTGTCTGCTATCCTACTAGATGAGAAGGGTGGCAGGGCTACTAACCTAGTGCCTAACGATGTACCGTCAGACATCTACTCAGATGTAGCAGCACGAGCAACTGCCCTAGTTACTGCTGATGCAGAGCAGGGTGATGAGCTTGCAAAGAAGTGTCTAGAGTTTGGAATAGACAGATCACTAACCAAGAGACCAGTGATGATTGTACCCTACTCCGGTACACAACATGCCTGTCGTGAGTATATACAGGAGGCTATTGATGACAAAATAATTAAGAAGGGTATGCCTAATCCATTTGGTGATGACCTGTTTGGTGTGGGTGTATACCTAGCCAAGCATGTGTGGCAGGGTATCAACGAGACTATCTCTTCAGCACGGCAGGTTATGGACTATGTGAAGGAGGTAGGCTCACACTACGGTGCAGCTAATAAGCACATGGAGTGGATCACACCAACAAACTTTCTTGTGGTGCAGCCGTACTACAATACAAAGAAGCGGCTCATCAAGACACACATTGATGGTAACTTAGTCTACCTTAGTTACCAGCAGGAGCTACAGGACAGTGTGAACCGTTCTCGTATCTCGACAGGGGCTAGTCCAAACTTCATCCACTCGTTGGATGCAGCAGCCCTGACGTTCACCATCAACAAGTGTCTCGACACTAACATGATGGACTTTAGCATGGTGCATGACAGCTATGGGACACACAGTCCTAACATGGGTATCATGAGCCACACACTACGCGAAGCCTTTGTAGATATGTACCAGAAATATGACGTACTACAAGAGCTACGTGACCATGCTGTCGCCACCCTTGGTGACAGTACAATACCACAGCCTCCGACTAAGGGTAGCTTGAACCTATCAAGGGTGATGGAGTCAGACTATTTCTTTGCCTGATTTCTAAAGTTGACCTATAGCCGAAGCATAACTAAACATTTACTTAGGAGTTAATATGACCAAAGCAAAGAACAAGAGTGTTGCAGGTAAGGCCATGTGGGTTAAGGTGTTTGAACCAGACACCAAGTTTAATCCTGATGGTGTATACTCTGTGGACTTACTTAAGCCACAACTAGAAGCAGCAAAGTTGAGTGACTATCTTGAAGGTCTAGTCAATGATCGACTAGAAGAAGAGGTGAAGTCTAACCCTAAACTACAGGGTAAACTGTCCACTCACTTGCCATTTGAAGAAGACACAGACCAAGAGGGTAATGATACTGGTGACATCAAGTTCAAGTTTAAGCTTGATGCAGTAGGAAAGAGGCGTGATGGTACTACCTACACCCAGAGTCCTATTGTTGTTGATGCAAAGCTAACACCTATGGATGGTAGTGTGTTGGTTGGTAACGGCAGTGGTATCAACGTATCCTTTGAGCCACGTACCTACTACATCCCTGCTACTAAGATGGTAGGTGTGAAGCTGCATCTCCGTGGTGTGCAGGTGCTAGACCTAGTAGAGTATGGTAACGGTGCTGCATCCATGTTTGATGAAGAGGATGGGTATGTAGCAGCAGCAGTGGCTAAGGATAACACTGCTGAGATGTTTGATAATGAACCTGCTACTGGTGATGCCGATGACGAAGGGGACTTTTGAGGCAAGGGTTATCTCAGACCTAGATGAACGTGGTGTTCCATATCAGTACGAACCAGAGAAGATTGCGTACTATGTGGAACGCCACTACATCCCTGACTTAGCAGTAGATACTATGATTGTAGAACTGAAGGGGTACTTCCGGCAGGATAGCCAGCGTAAGATGAAGGCTATCAAGGCACAGTACCCTGACAAGGACATACGTTTTGTATTTCAGAACGCCAAGGCTACAATACAGGGTGCTAAGAAAAGAAAGGATGGGTCTAAGATGACCTGTGGTGAGTGGGCAGACCGTCAAGGTTTTGTCTGGGCAGAAGGAACTATACCAGAGGAGTGGCTATGAGTGTCATTGATGTAAGAGAAGAATGGGTATCCGAAGTAGACATGAACGCTGAGTTTGGTAGTGACGGACTGAGTGTATCAGTCTATGTAGACCAGCATGAACTAGTAGAACATACAAACTACTATGACATGGCACATGCTATGCTATCAGATGACATCAAGTATGATGATGATCTTATTTTAGAGATAGCTAATGGTCTTGAGAACACTGTAAAAATCTTAAGGAGTGGGTTAGGTGCAAGAGAATAGTGAGTTCATAAGGCATGAAGCCTGTCCTCACTGTGGCAGTAGTGATGCCAATGCTTTATACAGCGATGGTAAACACTACTGCTTCTCGTGCCAGACCCTGACACCAGCCGAAGGAGAAGACGTACAGATGGAACAACCTGTAAAATCTAACACCTCTTTTCTAGAGGTAGAGAACCTAGCCCTCAGTAAGCGGAAGCTAAACCTCAAGACAGTACAACACTGGAACTATGGGGTGTCTACTTTCAAGGGGCAGAAGGTTCAAGTAGCTAACTACTACGACAAACACCGTAAGCTTGTAGGACAGAAGCTACGGTTTCCTAACAAGGACTTTGTGGTGTTAGGAGATATCAAGAAGGCTGGCCTGTATGGTGAGCATCTCTGCCGTGATGGTGGTAAGATGATTACTGTCGTAGAAGGGGAGCTTGATGCACTGTCATTGAGCCAAGCTTTCAATAACAAGTGGGATGTAGTATCTATCCCACAGGGAATAGACTCAGCAAAGAAAGCTATCGCTAGGTCTATTGAATGGTTGTCTAAATACGACAGTATTGTTCTTATGTTCGACAGCGATGAGGTTGGACAGAAGGCAGCACTAGACTGTGCATCTATCCTACCACCCAACAAGGCTAAGATTGCTAAGCTTCCCCTCAAGGATGCTAGTGATATGCTACAGGCTGGACGGACAGAGGAACTAATCAATGCAGTCTGGGGTGCTAAGACATTCAGACCTGATGGTATTGTGTCAGGCACAGACCTGTGGGATGTGGTTACATCAGTTGATGATCGTGCCTCTATCCCCTACCCCTACAACGGACTTAACGATAAAGTGGGTGGTTGTCGTAAGGGTGAGATCGTAACATTGACAGCAGGTAGTGGTATTGGAAAGTCACAGTTAGCACGTGAGTTAGCACATAGTCTTATCAAGCATGGTGAAACTGTAGGCTACATTGCCCTAGAAGAGAATGTGAAACGGACAGCCTTAGGGCTTATGTCCATTGAGATGAACAAACTGCTGCATCTCCAGCAGAATGAAGACGTAACTGAGAAGGAGATGAAGGATGCGTTTGACTCAACACTTGGGACAGGCCGTGTTTACCTGTATGATCACTGGGGTTCTACTGACAGTGATAACCTACTATCTAAGATACGGTATCTGGCACGTGGATGTGGCTGTGATTTCATTGTACTTGATCACATCTCTATTGTGGTCTCAGGACTAGAGGGTGGTGACGAGAGGCGTATCATTGACAACACCATGACCAAGCTACGTGCTTTGGTTGAGGAGTTGAACTGTGGTATGATCCTGATCTCACACCTCAAGCGTCCATCAGGTGACAGAGGACACGAGGATGGCGCACAAACATCACTCGCTCAGCTACGTGGTAGTGCTGCTATCGGTCAGCTTAGTGACATTGTAATAGGATTGGAAAGGAACCAGCAAGACAAGGACAACGCTAACATCAGTCAGGTCAGGGTGCTAAAGAACCGTTGGTCTGGTGAGACTGGTCTATGCTCTGCCCTTGAGTATCGTAAGGATACTGGACGTATGGTTGAAACTGTATGGGAAGATGAAGACATTGAAGAAGAATTTTAACTAGTGCGGAGACACAGTATGGAATACATATGGGACTTAGAAGCAGACAACCTCTATGATGAGGTGACACAAGTTTGGTGTCATGTCTTCAGGGATGTACACACTGATGAGGTACACACCTTTGACCCAACACAGACGCAAGAAGCCTTAGAGTTTATGGACAATGCAAAGACTTTGATTGGTCATAACATCATAGACTACGACTTGCGTGTGATGAAGAAACTACACAACTATACCTTCAAGGGTACAGTAGTAGATACGTTGGTATACTCTAGAACAATATGGCCTCATGTAAAAGAACTAGACTTCAAGCTGAATAAGGCGAAACACTTTCCCCTTAAGCTGATTGGTAGTCATAGTCTTAAGGCATGGGGCTACAGACTGGGAGAATTAAAAGGTGATTTCAATAGTGGCAGCGAGAGCTTTGCAACATACACCCCTGAGATGCTCGACTACTGTGTGCAGGACACAGAAGTTACTGCAAAATTATATTCCAAAATTATGGAGAAAAATTTTAGCAAAGAAGCATTAGACTTAGAGACTAACATACACACCCTGCTAATTAAACAACAAGAAAACGGTTTTCCTTTTGATGTACCTAAGGCTGAAGCCTTGTTTGCTAAGCTACAGGGACGCAAGCAGGAGATCGAAGACAAACTTCAAGAGACCTTTGAGCCTACTATCGTGGAGCTTAAGACAAAGACCAAGACTATCCCATTCAATCCTGCATCAAGGCAGCAGATTGCTGACCGACTGATGAAGCGAGGCTGGGAGCCTGAGGTATTCACTGACAGTGGAGACCCTAAGGTAGATGAGACTATCCTATCTGGTATTGATATGCCTGAGGCAAAACTACTCAACGAGTATCTCATGCTTAACAAACGTATAGGCCAGCTAGGTACAGGCAAACAGGCTTGGTTGAAGATGCAGACAGGAGGCAAGATACATGGACGAGTTAACCACATGGGTGCTGTTACCTCTCGTTGTACTCATTCCAATCCTAACACAGCCCAAGTGCCTAGCGTTGGTGCGCCATATGGCAAGGAGTGTAGAGAACTATTCATCTCTCCTAGCGGGTATAGTCTACTTGGTGCTGATGCTTCTGGTCTTGAGTTACGCTGTCTCGCTCACTATATGGCTGCTTATGACGATGGATCGTATGCTGATGTGGTCTTGAATGGTGACATTCATACTGCTAATCAGAAGGCTGCTGGTCTAGGACTCACGTAACCAAGCCAAGACATTCATCTATGGATTCCTCTACGGCTCAGGTGATGAGAAGACAGGCAAGATCATAGGCAAGGGTGCGAAGGAAGGTAAGGCAATCAAGACTAAGTTCTTGAAGAAACTACCAGCACTCAAGTACCTTAAGGATGCGGTAGCCAAGGCAGCAGACAAGCGTGGGTTTGTTAAGGGATTGGATGGACGTATCATTCCTATCCGACACAGCCATGCTGCACTCAACACACTACTCCAGAGTTGTGGTGCAATCATCTGTAAGACTTGGTACGTATTTATATGTCGTGCCTTAGAGAAGGCTAAGCTAGACGCAAGAGTTGTAGCGTTTGTACATGATGAAGTTCAAGTAGTAGTAAAGAAGGGACAGGAAGATGAAGCAGGGCGAGTTATTCTTAAGTGTATGCGGGACGTTGAAGACCACTTCAAGTTCAGATGTAGACTCGACAGTGAGTACAAGTACGGAGACAACTGGGCAGACACCCACTGAGTATGATAGACACCTAGAAAATAAAACAAGAATGACGATCAATGGTAATCGTTACAGGGTAGGTAATCCTAATCATCCCTACCATACAATCTATAAAGACAAGGGTTTTGAAGCAGTCTATGAAGCGATGGGTTTAATAGAAGGTGCTGCTACAAAAATTAGAAAAGAAGTCTTAGCCCTTTATGATAAGCACGTAGGGGGAGAGGTGTATGTTATTGGAAATACATCTTGGCCTGAGTGGGTGAAGATAGGTATGGCTGTAGATGCTATGGATAGGTTAAAGGGTTATCAAACTGGTAGTCCTTTTAGAGATTATAAACTACTATACTCTGTGTCTACTAACGACAGACGAAAGGCTGAGGCTGCTGCACACAAAGCTGCTGAGAAGATAGCAGAGCGTAGGGGTGAGTGGTTCAAGATGTCTGTTGGTCAGGCGAAGGAGTGTATCCAGAATGGACTTTGATTTTGTATGGAAGCTTATACTGACCTGCTCGTTTATGAGTGTTAGTATTTGTCTAAGCGTTAAGTGGATCGTTGAGTCTTACCTAGACTACATACAGGTACAGACAGGACTACGCATCCTAAGAAAACATGAGAGACAAGAGGAGATAGATGATGACCCTACTGCTTATTGATGGTGACATCATTGCTTACAAGGCTTGTGCCTCAGCAGAGAAACCAACTAACTGGGGTAATGGTTTGTGGACTTTGCATTGCTTTGAGAATGAAGTAGCTGCTATCATTGATGACCAGATTGGTAAGCTAGTCGAAGAAGCACCAGTGCAGGACTGCATTGTTGCCTTATCAGATAAGGATAACTATCGTAAGAAGATAGCACCCTACTACAAGGCTAATCGTTCTGACACACGAAAGCCTATGCTACTACCTTGGTCTAGAGAATATATAGGTAGTAAATATAACACTATAATTTACAGAGGAGTAGAAGCAGATGATGTCCTTGGGATACTGGCTACTGCGAATACAGATACTATTGTGTGGTCTGAAGATAAGGACTTACAAACTGTACCAGCAAAGCATTGGATCAATGGAGAGGTTGTTACAATCACTGAGGAAGAAGCTAAGTATAACTTCTTCTTTCAAACTCTTATTGGAGACAGTACAGACAACTACAAGGGTTGTCCTTCAGTCGGTTCAGTTACTGCTAATAAAATCCTATCAGAGAATTGTTCTTGGGATGCAGTGGTTGATGCGTTTAAGAGTAAAGGTTTATCTGAAGAAGTAGCACTAGAGAACGCACGACTAGCACGTATCCTACGTAACGGTGAGTACGACACAGACACAGGTGAGGTAAAACTATGGCAACCCAAGTAAGACATGAGCAGTTCATGAAGGACTTATCTAAGACAGAGCAGCCAAGACTTGATGACATGGTTAATAGTCCTGCTCATTATGCTGATGGTAGGATTGAAACTATTGACTACATTGTGGACGTACTAGGTGAGTATGAGGCTATCAGCTACTGTCAAGGTAACGTGATTAAGTATACAGGATCACGACTATTCAAGAAGGGCAATCCTATTCAGGATGCAGAGAAGGCTGTGTGGTATCTCAAGAAGATGATTGAGTTGATGAAGAAGACAGAGGGAGTAAACTGGTAATGATGAACTTCTATGAGTACCAGATAGGTGCAATAAAGACAGCAGTATATCCTAAGACATATGCAATCTCATACCCTGCCCTTGGCCTAGCTGAAGAGGCAGGTGAGGTGGCAGGTAAGATTGCTAAGATGATGCGGGATAGCATACCAATGGAAGACCAAAAGAAAGTTATTGCAGCAGAGATGGGTGATGTACTCTGGATGCTGGCTGCACTAGCCCATGACTGTGGCCTGTCACTACAGACTATTGCAGAGATGAACGTAGAGAAACTAAAGAAACGACAACAGAATAATACACTACACGGAGAGGGTGACAACCGATGAGAAGCAACTACCTACCAACAGACTACCAGACTTTCATTGCTACTAGTCGGTATGCACGATGGCTTGAGGATGAGAACAGACGAGAGACATGGCCTGAGACAGTGCAGCGATACATCAACTACATTGCTACCACTGGTCTACCAGCCTAAAGACTTGGAAGAGATTGAGGAAGCTATCATCAACCTTGAGGTGATGCCTAGCATGAGAGCCTTGATGACAGCAGGGGTAGCAGCAGACCGTGACAACACCTGCATCTACAACTGTAGCTACCTACCAGTAGACCACATCCGTGCCTTTGATGAGGCCATGTTTATTCTACTATGTGGTACTGGTGTTGGCTTTAGTGTAGAACGTCAGTCTATCTCTAAGCTACCTGATGTACCTGATGCACTAGACATCAGTGATGATATCATTGCAGTCAAGGACAGCAAGGAAGGCTGGGCTAGGGCATTGCATAAGCTACTGTCACACCTGTACTCAGGTGACATTCCTAAGTGGGACTTGTCTAAGATTAGACCAGCAGGTGCTAGGCTCAAGACCTTTGGTGGTAGAGCCAGTGGCCCTGAGCCATTGAATGACTTGTTTAACTTTGTAGTAGACAAGTTCAAGGCAGCAGCAGGACGTAAGCTGACTAGTATTGAATGTCACGACATCATGTGTAAGATTGGTGAGGTTGTGGTAGTGGGTGGTGTACGCCGTTCAGCTATGATCAGCCTGTCTAACCTCAGTGATGGACGTATGGCACATGCTAAGTCAGGTCAGTGGTGGGAGAATGAGGGTCAACGTGCGTTGGCTAATAACTCTGTAGCCTACACAGACAAGCCTGACATGGAAGGTTTCATGCGTGAGTGGTTGTCTCTCGTTGAGTCTAAGTCTGGTGAGCGTGGTATCTTCTCTCGCCCAGCAGCAGACAACCATGTTAAGATGAATGGACGCAGAGAGACAGGACATGAGTGGGGTACTAACCCTTGTTCTGAGATTATCCTACGCCCTTACCAGTTCTGTAATCTAACAGAGGTTGTTGTACGTGAAACAGATGACCTAGAAAGTCTACGCCGTAAGGTACGACTAGCTACTATCCTTGGTACAGCACAGTCCACCTTTACTAACATGCCATACTTGCGTAAGATTTGGCAGAAGAATACAGAAGAAGAACGACTGCTTGGTGTATCACTGACAGGTATCATGGACAACGCTGTACTATCTAAGACTGTTGATAGCCCACGCTGGCTACAAGAGTTGAAGGCACAGGCCATTGATATCAACCGTGTCTATGCTGACAAGCTAGGTGTACCAGCCTCTGCTGCTATCACCTGTGTTAAACCTTCTGGTACTGTATCTCAGCTAACTGATACAGCTTCTGGTATTCATGCACGGCATAGCGAGTACTACATCCGTACTGTACGTGGAGATAACAAAGACCCACTAACACAGTTTATGAAGGACAGTGGTATTCCTGCTGAACCATGTGTGATGAAGCCTGACTCTACTACAGTGTTCAGCTTCCCTACTAAGTCACCATCTGGTGCTGTTACTCGCGATGATATGACTGCACTAGAGCAGCTAGAGTTGTGGAAGAACTACGCACTCAACTGGTGTGAACACAAACCATCAGTGACTATCACAGTCAAGGATGCAGAGTGGATGGCGGTAGGGTGCATGGGTCTATGAGAACTTTGACATCTGCTCAGGCATCTCATTCCTACCACACAGTGACCACACGTATGCACAAGCACCGTATCAGGACATTGAGAAGGAAGTATATGAGAAGCTAAAGTCTCTCATGCCGGAGTCTATTGACTGGAGTGCCTTTGTCACTGTATGAAAAAGAGGATACTACATCTGGTAGTCAGACACTAGCGTGTACCGCTGGAGCCTGTGAACTAGTAGATATTTAGTAAAAATTAAACCTATTTAGATCAGGGGGTTAACTACCCCTTGTTCTAAAGTTGACCTATAGGCAAATTCAAATGAAAGTTTTAGGTAATATACCTTCTTTAACTAGAGAATTATTAGATCATCTTACGGATTTGTTCCCTAATCAACTTCCAGCAAACGAAGTTTCTATTGAAGAACTACGTTATCTGCAAGGCCAGCAGTCTGTTATTAGAAAGCTGGAAGAGTTGTACAATCAAGATTTCGAGGAAACTTAACAATGTGTTTTTCAAGTTCAAAACCAGCCCCACCACCAGTGCCAGCACAGGCTGCACCAGTAACAGCATCTTCTCCTGAGTTCGATACTGATCTAGCAGATGTAGATACCTGCTTCTCAGACAGCAGCTAAGAAGAAAACTGGGTAAGTCTAAACTTAAAGTAGCTCCTAAAAATGTAGGACTAGCTATTGGTGGATCAACATCAGGCGGTTCTACAGGTGCATCATCTGGTGTAAATATTTCTAAATAAAGGTAAATATTATGGCATATGAGAATAGTGGCGGCGGTGCTGCTAAGCGTTATGCCCAGTGCGAGTCATCAAGAGATATGTTCTTGCAGCGTGGGCGTGATGCAGCAGAGCTAACAATACCTATGCTCTTGCCTCCTGATGGACATAGTAGTAGTACAATATACCAGACCCCCTTATCAGGGAGTTGGTGCTAGAGGTGTAAACAACCTAGCATCTAAACTGCTTCTGGCTCTACTACCACCTAACAGTCCATTCTTTAGACTTACCATTGATGACTTTGACCTTGCTGAATTAGCAGGTGGAGAAGCACGTGGTGCAGTCGAGGAAGCGTTGTCTCGTATTGAACGAGCAGCTATGCAAGAGATCGAATCCAAGGCAATGCGTGTTCCAGTGTTTGAAGCACTGAAGCAGCTTATTGTTACAGGCAATGCTCTTCTCTTTATGCCTAAAGAGGGAGGCATGAAAGTGTTTCGTCTTGACCGTTATGTGGTTAAGCGGGATGCTATGGGTAATGTCTTAGAGATTATTACTAAAGAAAGCGTCAATGCCTTGATGCTTCCTCCAGAAATTCAAGAACTCATACAGGCTTCTGAGTCTGAGATGAAGAACCTTGAGCTATACACCCACCTTACAAGAACACAAAAGGGCTGGGAAGTTTATCAAGAAGGTGTCAGGGTTTGAAATCCCTAACAGCCGTGGTAAATTTAAACTAGACGAAAGCCCCTTCATCCCACTACGGTTTACTAGAGTAGACGGTGAGGACTATGGCAGGGGTTATGTAGAAGAATACATCGGAGACCTTAAGAGCCTTGAGGCTTTGACTAAAGCTATCGTAGAGGGTGCTGCGGCATCAGCTAAGGTATTGTTCCTAGTCAAACCTAATGGCACAACTAAGGCACGAGTACTAGCTGAAAGCCCTAACGGTGCTATCGTTAGTGGTGATGCTACTGATGTCTCCACCCTACAGGTACAGAAGTCAACTGACTTTAGAGTAGCTATGGAGTCTGGACGTAACATTAGTGAGCGTCTAGCATATGCCTTCCTAATGAACAGTGCAGTTCAGCGTCAGGCTGAGCGTGTTACTGCTGAAGAAGTACGGTTCATGGCACAGGAACTAGAGTCTGCCCTAGGTGGTGTGTATTCTATCCTGTCACAAGAACTACAGATGCCTCTGGTTAACAAGATACTATCCATCATGGAACGCTCTGGCAAGATGCCTAAGCTACCTAAGGATACTGTTAGCCCTACTGTTGTTACTGGTATCGAAGCCCTTGGACGAGGGCAAGACCTTAACAAACTAGCTACCTTCCTGCAATACCTACAGCCACTAGGCCCAGAGGTTATTGCACGTGAGATGAACCTTAACGATTACATTGATCGACTAGGTGCTAGTCTTGGTATTGATACCAATGGTCTTATCAAGTCTGCTGAGCAGAAGGCTCAAGAAGAAGCAGAGATGATGCAGAAGCAACAGCAAGCAATGCAGATGCAGACTATGCAGCAGATGGCAGTACGTGGTACACCTGAGATGATTAAGTCAGGTGGTGCTGCTGCTATGATGACACAAGCACAGGCACAGCAACAACAAGAACAGGAAGGGCAGGGCTAATGGCACTACCACTACTTATGGCAGCAGCGCTGCAATCATTGGACTAACAGCCGCAGTTAAACTACTGAAGAAGGGTGGAGAGGCCTGCACTTAGAGGTATTATTCGTCAGGGTAAAAAAGGTGCTAAACTTGCTAAGAAACCAACAGAAGGTCAGAAGCAAGTAGAAAAAGCCACCAAAGGCCAACGTGCCTACGCTAAGGGACAAGCTAAAGCTGGTGCTGTTGGGGCAGCAGGTACAGCAGCAGCCATGTCTAAGGATGAAGAAAAGCCTAAGACCAGAGAAACTACTAAACCTAAAGACGGACGTATCAACGCAGCAGATTTCCCTACTTATAAGAAGGGTACTAAATCTGCCTCAGCTTTCCGCAAAGCCTTTGCTGAAGCTAAGAAGGATGGTAAGAAGACCTTTAAGTTTGAAGGCCGTTCCTATAAGGTTGAAACAAAATAGAGGACTAACATGGCAGACAGTTTAAATACTTATGATGAAGACCAGACTAATGCAGAACCTGCTGACCACACCCTAGCTATGCTAGAGAAGGCTGAGCAGTTAGAGAAGAATAACAATCCAGATCGTCCTGACTGGCTACCTGATAAGTTTAAATCCGTAGAGGATATGGCTCAAGCGTACACCGCACTGGAGTCTAAGTTAGGACAACCCAACGACAGCGAAGACTATGACTGACGATGCTGAAATAGAGGATGTAGACCCTGATGAAGTACAGGAGCTTCCTGATAATGAGGAAGTCTCCGAAGTACTAGGGGCTGCTGGATTGGACTTTGATGTATTAGCATCAGAATATAATGACTTAGGTGAACTAACACCTGACGCTTACGAAGCTTTGGAAGAAGCTGGTTTCCCTCGTACCCTAGTGGATAGTTATATCCAAGGGCAGGAGGCACTAGCATCATCCATGAATAATGAGATGTTTGAATTAGCTGGAGGAGAAGAGGGTTATCAGGACATGATGTCTTGGGCATCTGAGAACCTCCAGCCTAACGAAGTCAATACGTTTAATAGAACTGTTGACTCAGGAGACCCAGCCTCTGTTCGCTTTGCCGTACAGGGATTGGTTGCTCGTTATCGTTCCGAAGTAGGTACTGAGCCTAGGCTTATCCAAGGTAACAATGCACCTGTATCGGGTGGGAAATTTGAGAGTGCTGCTGAACTGACTGCGGCTATGCGTGACCCCAGATACGACAAAGACCCTGCCTACCGACAGCAAGTAGCTGCAAAGCTATCACGCAGTTCGGTATTTTAAACTGTCTCTATGGGGGTTGGAGGATTATGTCCTCCTTCCTTCTAGTTACATTTAGGTGTACCTAGAAGGGATCACATCCCTAACACGAAGCTAAACATAACAAACGATTACCCCTGACCCCTTGCGAGGGACAATCTTGGAGAAAGGATGTAGTGTAATGCAGAGTGTACTTAACTCAACATTATACTCACTAAGGAGTAATTAAAAATGGCACAAGCTGCTTCAAATCCGGCCTATAGCGTAAGCTTCCAAGGCCAGAATAACCTTACAGGTGACGTACGTGACCTGTTTCTCAAGCTGTATGCTGGCGAAGTCCTAACAGCTTTTGAAGAAAAGAATATCATGATGCCTTTGGTGCGTACTCGCTCCATCTCAAAAGGCAAGTCTGCTTCATTCCCAATGACAGGCCGTGCGACTGCTGAATACCTGACCCCCGGAAACGAGATCACAGGTGGAGCAATTCGTGCGGGTGAGCGTATCGTCACCATTGACGACTTGCTTATCTCAAGCCAGTTCATTGCCTCTATTGATGAAGCCATCAACCACTACGATGTACGTAGCATCTACTCTAAAGAAGCTGGTATTGCACTTGCTAAGGAAGCTGACAAGAACATTCTCCGTCAGGCTCTGAAAGCTTCACTTGCAACCAACGCTACTCGTGGTGCTGCTCTGATCCAGAACTACTCAGCATTTGCTGAAGAAGACTTCACAGCTAACGTCAATATTGGTACGGCTGCTGCTGACTCACTTGATCCAGCAAAGTTGGCTAAGGCTATCTTTGATGCAAAGAAAGAGTTTGATGTAAAGTCTGTAACATCTGATGGAGCTTTCGTAGTTCTTCCACCAGCACAGTACTATGCACTGATGGATGTGACTGATGGTTCAAAGCTGACATACATGAACCGTGATTTTGGTGGCAATGGTTCAATCGCTTCTGCGACTGTACCAACAATTGCTGGTATGCCTGTGTATATGTCTAACCACCTTGTAACCGCAGACCTCATTGAGACTGCTGGTGTTAACAAGGGTCAGTCAAAGGGTCAACGCCCACTGGCTAACACTGCTGGTTCAGGCCGTACAACTGCATACGACATCACCAACACAACCACAGACGGTGTTAACCTCGTTGACATTGCTGCTAAGGCACGTGGTCTGGTCATGACACAAGATGCAGTTGCTACTGTTAAGTTGATGGACTTGGGCGTAGAGTCTGAGTATCAAATTAACCGTCAAGGCACACTGATGGTGGCAAAATACGCAATGGGGCATAACGTCCTGCGTCCTGCTGCTGCTATCGCACTGCTTGAAGTGTAACTAATAGAAGGGGGTGGCTTAACAGCTACTCCCTTTTTTTATTGGATGGTATTATGAACAAACTTAAAATTAAAAAGTCACGTGTAAACGAGGCTGGCAACTATACCAAACCTACCATGCGTGAGAATATGTTTAAGGCTATCAAAGCTGGAGACAAGGGTGGTAAGAAGGGTCAGTGGTCTGCACGTAAGGCTCAGTTACTAGCTAATCGTTATAAGAAAGCTGGTGGAGGTTACACAACGTGAAGAGACCTCAGCAAAGCCTAAAGAAGTGGACAGACCAAAAGTGGCGTACTAAGTCTGGTAAACCATCAGGTAAGACTGGTGAGCGTTACTTACCAGAAGCAGCTATTAAATCGCTGTCTGCGTCAGAGTATGCTGCTACTACTAAAGCAAAGCGTGAAGGCTCTAGTAAGGGTAAACAATTTGTTCGTCAACCACTCAAGATTGCTAAGAAAACAGCAAAGTATAGGACTTAGATATGCCAAATGTAGCGGGTAAAGAATATAAGTATACTAAAAAAGGTATAGCACAGGCTAAGGCTGCGGCTAAGAAGACTGGTGCTACTATGAAGTATAAGAAAAAGATTGTAACAGGTAAGGCTTAAAGATGTCAGATAAATATAAAAAGATGGATTTGCCTAAGCGTAAGCCAAAGCGTGGTACACTAAATGAAATGAAGAGTGCTGGCGATACCGCTGCTATTCGTGCTGCTGTAAAACGCGCAGATGCTGAAGCTGAGAAAGCTGAGAAAAAGAAAAAATTAAAAAAGTATAAGAAGAAAGACTAATGGCTATTACGTACCGTGGAGAAACTTTTGCAGGGTACAATAAACCTAAGCGTACACCCAAGCATCCCACAAAGTCCCATGCGGTACTAGCTAAAGAAGGTAAAACCATCAAGCTAATACGTTTTGGGCAGCAGGGTGTCAAGGGTGCAGGTAAAAACCCCTCATCAGCAAAAGACAAAGCTCGTAAGAAGTCTTACTATGCAAGACACAACGCACAGGGAAAGCCTACATCAAAGCTTTCTGCTAAGTACTGGTCACACAAAGTTAAGTGGTGATCTATAAGAATTTTAAACGGAGACATTTATGGCACCAACAACCAAGCTAGAAGCAATCAATACAATGCTCTCAGCTATTGGCGAAGCCCCAGTTACACAGTTAAACTCTGGCTTGGTTGAAGCTGATATTGCCGAAACTATCCTTGAGTCTGTAAACCGTGAGGTGCAGGGACATGGGTTTCATTTTAACAGAGAGTTGAATGTAGTATTTAACCCTGACGTTAATGACAATATTGTACTACCTGCAAATATTCTACGTGCAGATACTACACAGAACACATCTAATCCAGACCTAATTCAACGTGGTCTTAAGATGTACAATAGAGTAACTAGCACATATAATATTACACAAGCGGTAAACTTAGACTTAGTTGTTTTGCTAAACTTTGAGGATATTCCAGAAGTAGCTAAGAGGTATATTACTATCAGGGCTGCTAGAATATTCCTAGATCGTGTTGTAGGTTCAGCCACACTACATGGCTTTAACCAAGAAGATGAAACTCGTGCCTTACTAGAGCTACGTGATATGGAAGCAGAAGGTCAAGACTTCAGCATCTTCAATAACTACGACACTTACAGCATTATCGACAGAGTTGCATCACAGAGGATTAGAACCTAATGGCACTCGTTAGTACATCCATTCCAAACCTAATCAATGGCGTATCTCAACAGCCGCCTTCAGTCCGTTTGGTGACACAATCCGAAGCCCAAGAGAATGGACTGTCTAGCGTTTCCGAAGGTCTGAAGAAAAGACCGCCAACAGAACATAAAGATTTTTTCATAACAGGGCTGTCTGCACAAAAAGAAACAGACATGGCTAACGCCTTTTTCCATCCTATTAGAAACTCAGATAACAGTCTTCATTTTCTAATGATTGAAAAAGATGGAACCATGACTATTACAGATAGTACAGGTACTGTTAAGAGTATTACTAACAATGGGTCTGGATATTTATCAGGCTTAACAAACCCTAGGCAACAGCTTACAGCGACTACGGTAGCTGATTACACCTTCCTAGTAAATAAGACTAAGGTTGTTGCCAAGACAAGTACTAAGTCAACTGCACGTACCCCAGAGGCTCTCGTGTACGTAGCTAAGGCTGACTATAGTGTTACCTACACTTTTAAGATTACCAAGGGTGGCACGGTGTACACTCGCCAAATTACTACAATGGCTTCTACACAAGATACTACTCCTAATGCAGCAAAAGCAGAAAAGTCTATTCAGACTGATAGGATTGCTACAAACCTTAGGTTTGATAATGCTACTGACGCTACTTACTATGGTTCATCTGCACCAGCAATTGGTATAGCTGGTATTAGTTTTGCACAGTATGGCAACGTCATTCATATTATTGGTGCTACTGCCAGTGACCAGTTTGATGTTGAAGTTACAGATAGTAGAGGTGGTGAACACCTAAGAGCCTTCAAGGGTGAGACCCCAGACTTTAAGAAACTACCTACAGATGCTCCTATCGGATTTGTTATCCTAGTTTCAGGTGATAACCAGAAGGGTCAGGATGACTACTATGTTAGATATCAGAAGAACGTAGCGAATGGCTTAGGTGTCTGGAAAGAAACTGTAGAGCCTAATATTGATATTGAACTAGATGCAGCAACTATGCCGCATACGTTAATATATAATGGTACATCCTACACGTTTGGTGAGGCTGACTATGCTGATAGAGAAGTAGGTAATGACTTAACTAACCCCTTCCCTTCTTTTCTGGATAATACTATTAACGATGTGTTCTTTCACAGGAACAGGTTAGGGTTACTAGCAGATGAGAATGTTATCTTCAGTGAGGCTGGAGAATACTTTAATTTCTTTTCTAAGACTGTACTAACGCTTGTAGATAGCGCACCTATTGATGTAGCAGTCTCTAATAACCAAGTGTCTATTCTAAGACATGCTGTACCGTTCAACGAAACCCTCCTCCTCTTTTCAGACTATTCCCAGTTTAAGCTATCTGCTGTGCAGGTACTTACACCAGAGACAGTTTCCATTGATGTGACTACACGCTTTGAAACTAGTCTTGAAGCTAAGCCTGTTGGTGCTGGTAAGTATGTATACTTCCCTACCTCTAAGGGTTCCTTCTCTGGTATTAGAGAGTACTTTGTAGATGCAGAGACTGAGACTAACGATGCTAATGAGATTACTGCACACGTTCCAGAGTACCTACAGGGTACGGCTATTGGAATGGCAGCAGCATCTAACGAGGATATGCTATTAGTACTAACAGACGAAGACCGTACAGTTATCTACCCCTATAAGTTCTTTTGGTCAGGCAGAGAGAAGCTTCAATCTGCTTGGTCTAAGTGGAAATTTAGTGGTGAGGTACTAGGTGTAGAGTTTGATAAAGCTGATATTTTCCTAGTTATTCAGTATGGTTCTAAAGTTGCCCTAGAGAGAATAAACTTATCTTTGGACGATGCTTTAGATGATGCAGCATTTCCTATTCTATTAGACAGGCGAGTACGCCTAACAGCTACTGATACAATTCCTTATACTGCTAGTAATACTACCTATGTTACAGATGCAGGTTCTATTGTAACGGCTGCTGCTGCTCTTACCTATCAGGGTAATGGTGGCGTAGTATATGCAGGAGTTCCCTATACTTTTCTTTATGAGTTCTCAGAACAACTGATGAAAAGCAACAACAACTCTATAACAACAGGACGCTTACAGATTAAGTCTATGGCTGTAGTTTATTCAGACACAGGGTTCTTTGAGATAACAGTAGTTCCTCATAAGACATTACCTGTAGCTGTACGTAAGTCATACACTCGTGCCTTTACAGGTAGGGTAGTTGGTGCTGGTACAAACATTATCGGTACAGTACCCCTAGACTCAGGAAGTTACAGCTTTGGTGTTCAAGCCAATGCTAGGAACGCTCAGATAAAAATCACAAGCGACAGCTTCCTACCATGTGAGTTCCAGAGTGCAGAACTAGAATCTGAGTTTGTCTTGAGATCAAGAAGGATGTAACATGAAAGGTCACTACAGACCCTACAAAGAAGAAGACATAGTTATACTAGCCCCTAAGATGTGTGAGGCTGACGCAACAGAGATTATGTTGTCTGATGGCCTAGAACCCTTAGAAGCCCTACAGAGGGCTTGTAGGGAGTCTCACGAGGCTAATACTATTGTTGCTCCTAGTGGAGAACTACTAGGGATGTTTGGTCTTAGTTTCATGGATGAGTTCATGGGTAGTCCTTGGATGCTTACTACAGGTAAGCTGGACAAGTATTATATTCAGTTCTTACGAGGTAGTCGTGACTGGGTAGTTGAAGCTAACAATAAGAGAAATATACTCGTAAACTATGTTCACGTAGAGAACCAACTAGCTATTAACTGGTTAAAGTTTCTAGGCTTTAGTTTTCTACGTGAGCTAGAATACGGAGTAGGTAAAGCTCCCTTTTATGAATTTGTGAGGATTAAATAATGTGTGGCCCAGCAGCAGCTTCCGCAGCGTTAAGCATGGCGGGTTCCGTAATGGAATACAACGAGGCTAACGAGAACTATGTAGCAGCGGTAGACGCTAATAATAGATCACGTGTTAGTGCTATTAGATCAAGAGACTTACAGATAAGTCAGACACAGTTAAGAAATGAACAAGAACAGAATAAACTAGCTGATGAAAAGTTCGATAACTTAATCAAGGGTATTGAGAACGCTGAGTCATTCAAGACAGCAGCAGGTGAAGATAACATTGTTGGACGGTCTATTCACATGGCTCTATCTGATAGAGTGGCAGACCGCTTACGCAATGCTTCAAAGATTTCTACTCAGGCCAGTTATGTAAACCAACAGGCTAACGTAGATGCTTTGGGTATCCAAGCACAGCTTGAGGGACGCTTAGCAAGTATTGTAGACCCAGCTAAACCAAACCTAGGAACCTATATGATCAAGGGTGCTGCTGGTGCTATGGGTAACTACGCATCTATAGGTGGTGGTACTACATGGTCAGACTTAGGTACAGCAACTATGGGTACAGGTTAACAGGAGATACAAATGGCAAAACCGTCTAAAAGAAGTCAGGTAGCAGGGATGCAGACGATTACGTCTAATCAACCTGTAGCCAGACCTGTAGATACCTTTGTATCTTATCGTCCACCAGCAAAGAAAGAAGGGGCATCAGCACTGCTAGATGCTCTCTCTACTATTAGCCCTGCCCTTGGTAAGATGGCAGAGTCTAACCGTAAGGCTAAAGCAGCCCAAGAAGCTACAGTTATTGATAGACAGTTTCTATCAGACCCTGATGGGTTTGTGGCTGACTTTACATCAGGTAAATATCAAGACTTCATGGCTCCCTCACAGGTACTTGCTGGTGAGCATATGGGTAAACGCTTGGCTCGACAGTATGGTGCTGCACTAAAACAGGGGTATGCTACATCAGGTCTTGGTGACAGTGATGATGCTACAGCCTTCAATACTTGGGAAGAAGCACAACGAGCTAGGTTTGTTATTGACAACAAGGATATGTTTGGTCAGGCTGGAGTAGTCAAAGGCTTCTCTGATATGTTTCGTACATATACATCGAACATAGACTCAGCCCACCAAGCTGCTGCTGTTAAGAACTTAGTAGACAATCAAACTAGTAATTTTAAAGTAGACATCTCATCTAAGCTTGACGCATTTATAGCAGGTAATATAGATGCACAGGGGTTTGCCTCTCATATTAAAATGAGCCAGAATGATAGTAAGCTAGGATATAACTTTAGTAATAAAACAGCTAACACTGTTACCCTAGACACTATTATTGCGTATGCTACAGAAGACCCTGATCTAGATTATACTGAACGTAACTCTGTACTAAACCTAGCCTTTGGTATTGAAACCACTAAGGGTAGTTTCTTGGGTAATACTCAGGAAGGTCAGATGGCTATTGGTAAGGCTAGGGCTTCTATTGAGGCTAAGAGATTAAAGGAACAGGATCAAGAGTATAAACTATATACTCAGACAAAAACACTAGTAACAGATAGCGTACAGAATATTATCCAACAGAAAGCTACAAGAGAACGCTGATGCAAAACTAGAGGATATACTTACTACCTAAGCAATTAGAAGAAGCTAGAGTTTACTTTCCAGAGCTAATCTCATATCACAGTAAAAATCAAGCCTTCTTTCAGGGTAAAGCAGAAGAAGTAGACAGCCAAGACACTATAGCCATGAGAATAGAACTAGCTAAGGCTACAACAACTGCACAGGCTCGTGACATTATTACTGGCTGGCAAGTATCAGGTAGGTTGAAGAATAACCCTACAGTGTTTAATACTCTGTGGCAGCAAGCTGACAAGATCAAAGAGATTAAAGACCCTGCTCTTAAGGACTTTACAACAGATAAGTACTATAGCACTTACTTTAGACAGTTAGGTGGGGTAGACCCATCTACAGGATTTAATCCATTCCCTGTTGCTGATCCTAGAAACCAAGTACTAACAGATTTCTTTGAGGCTTTTGTAGATTTGTACTACACAGATGAGTATCAAGGATTAAATAATCCACAAAAGCGTGATGCAGTAAAACAACTCTTCCTTATCTCTAAACAAGAAATTATAGACGCTGCCCCTGAACAACCGTGCTGTACCAGACCTCAGGTGACTAACATAACTAATATAGGAGTCTTAAATGGCTGAACCTGATATTCCAGTATCTGCGGATGCTGTGCCTACCCAGCCTGTCCCTACATCTGCGGATGAACCACAAAGCGATGGGATGCTAAAAGATACTCTTGAGGGTGTGGCAACAGGAGCAACTAAAGGTGTTAACGAGTTAGTCAAAACAGCAGACACACTTACGTTTGGTGGTGTGAATGAAGTGGGTGACTGGCTCAACGAAAACGTAGCTGACTTAGGTACACTAGGGGTAAACGAGAGTGGAGAACTAGTATACTACAGAGCAGCACAGGCTATCAAAGAAGCTAAGGAAGCAGGACTTGAAAGAGGTGATGCAGCCTTTAATGACTTTGTTAAGGAACGAGTTACCACTACTAAGCTAACTGATGGTTTACAAACTATCTCTGGTAACATAGCTTCATCCCTAACGCAGTTTGCTGCTGGGTGGATACCAGCTAATAGAATGATGAAGCTGCTACCAACCCCTACAACTACAGCAGGTAAAGTTTCTAAACTAGCTGGTGAGGGTGCAGTAGCTGAAGTCATTGCTTTTGATAAGTATGAAGACCGTTTGTCTAATATTATCGAAGACTACCCAGCACTAGAAAATCCTGTAACAGCTTTCCTTGCTGCTGATCCAGATGATCCGGCAGCACTAGCAGTTCTAAAGCAAGCTACTGAAGGTGTAATGACAGAAGCGTTGTTCCTACCCTTTGTAGCTGGACTCAAAGCACTACGAGCTAATCGTAATAACTTTGAAGAAACAGATAGACTAGTACAGGAAGCAGGGGAAGAAGCAACTGCTTTAGCCCCACAGTTAGGTAACGAAGTTGAGCAATCCCTTAAGTCTTGGGAAGAGGCTAACTCTGTCATTGCTACTAAGTATGATGAAGCAGCCCCGCTAACAGGAGCAGCACGTACTCAAACACGTAAGGAAGGTAGGGATGAGGCTGTAGCAGCACTAGATGACGCACAGCTAGAAGACCTACAGGCCAAGGGTGGAGGCATACAACTTACCAACGAAGCTATGCAGCAAGCTGCTCGTAGGGATATTGGTAAGTACCTATCACCCTATAGTGACAATGTTACTTTAGGTGTAGCTAACTGGATTGAACGCTTTGGTGGTGACGTAGTTCGCGCACGGCGCACTCTAGTACGTGCTACAGAGATGGTTAACGTAGCTGATGTAGAGTTTTCTAAAGTAGCTACTAAGTTCCAAACAGGAGAAGCTACGGAAGAAGAATTAAAAACAGCATTTAAGAATGTTGTAGGTATTGTTAACGTGGCTCGTGGTGGTTTCTCTGAAGCTGGACGTATGCTAGAGTTCTCTAAAGTTGTAGATGGATGGAACGTAAATACTCTTAACACTGCTATTGAAGCTGGTACAGCTTTGCAGGGTAATCTTAAAGGTAGACAAAAGTTCATGGCTAACATGGCTAAGTATGCCTTTGATATCCAGAAGGGTGGAGCCAAGAGCGTTGCTATTGTGAATGAGTTATTTATTAACTCTATCCTATCAGGTCTAAAGACACATCTAGTAAACATTGGTTCTAACACATTTACTATGGCTACTATGCCACTAGAAAAACTAGCTGGTGCAACCATGCGCCTTGATAAAAAAGAAGCTATGAAGGCTTTGTATATGTATCAGGGCATGAGTTTAAATGCGTGGCAAGCTGTTAAGGGTGGCTTTCAAGCTCTTAAAAAAGGACAGACACAGTTAGACATAGATCGTTCTATTCTTGAAGAAGGTCTACAAGAGGGTGCAATCCCAAACTGGGCATTAGGTTCAGTTATACGATTACCTACTCGTGCCTTGGCAGCAGAAGATGAGTTCTTTAAACAGCTTAACTTCCGTGCCTTTGCGTATGCCGAAGCTATGGCTGATGGTAAAGCCTTAGGTAAGCGTGGTGCTGATCTATCTGACTATGTAGACCAAGAACTAAACAAAGCTGTAGAAGCACAACTTAAAGCATCTATAGCTAAAGCTACTACTAGTGAGAATGTAGTAGCAGACAGTGCTATTGAGTATGCACGTACTGCTACGTTTACCCAAGGCTTAGGTGGTAAGAGTATTAACGAGAGATTGTCTCAGGGTGTAAGTAAGGCTGTAACAGACTTTCCTATCCTAAGGCAAATCAATCCGTTTATCCGTACCCCACTAAACATTGCCTCATACACACTACAGAGAAGCCCCTTAGCTCCGCTGTCTGGTAGATGGCGTAGGGATATGATGCAGGGTGGACAGGCTCAGAGTGAAGCTATTGCTCGTGCGTCTGTAGGCTCTGGCCTTGCTTTCTACTTCTATGGACTAGCAGAGCAGGGTGCTATTACAGGTACTGGTTCTGGCCTTAGTGTAGATCAAATCAAAGCTATGGAAGATATGTATGGCTATAGACGTAATGCTGTTTATGATGGTGAAGAATACCTAGAGGTATCCAGACTATCACCAGCTAGTGATCTTATGACTATCATGGCTTCTATCTATGAGTTAAATAAGTATGGTGCTAGTAAAGAAGCAGATGAATTAGCCATAGCTACTACTATGGTTCTGTCTGAGTTCGCTAGAGATAAAACCTTTATGCAGGGCTTAGGTGATTTTATGAACGCCATAGAAGACCCAGAGCGTTATGGAACATCCTATGCAGGTAGCCGTATTGCAGCCTTAGTACCGTTCTCTGGTTTCTTAAAATCAATGAATGGTGATCCTAGACTAAGAAAAATCTATGAATTAAGTGAAGCATACAAGAAGACAATTCCTGGATTATCCAAAGACTTAGACCCTGTTCGTAACATCTTAGGTGAGCAGAAGCTAGTCCCAGAGTTCTGGGGAGTAGACTTTGCATCTCCTGTTGGTCATACTACAGAGAAGAATGATCCTATAGCACTAGCATTTAAACAAGCTGCTGATGCTGGAACACCCTTCAACATCCCTATGCCTTCTAAAAACAAAGCTGGTATAGACCTGACTGACAGGGCTTTTAGTAATGACTTTCAGGATAAACCTCTGAACCCTAAGCGTGTACGTCAGACAGCCTACGATATGTGGCTAGAGTTTTCTGGTAAAGTTCCACTAGACTTTACTGGTAAGGGTGACATGAAAACACTCAGAGAAGCCTTAACTACTGTTGTATCAGACCCACGGTTTGAGGGACAGGCTACAGGTAACTTCCGTATTGGAGATAAAGTATACACTGGTTCTCGTGCTGACTACATTAACCAGACAATTACAGCTTATCGTAATATTGCTTGGGATGTGCTAGTAGGTAAAGACCCATACGAAGCTAATGCTTCTAGTGGTATCTTTGACTCTAAGGGTTTCCTAGTAGATGTTAAGGGTGCTTTTAACCCTCGACTTGCTACTGCTTTCTGGACTAATAATAAAGTTGCAGGAGAAGCTGCAAAGACTAAAGAAGGTCAAGAGTGGATGAAGGGTAATCAGTCAGCCATTGAGGATAGAATTAAGGGGATATTTTCCCAAGGGAGTAATTAAATGAGTAACTCTGTACAACTGTACACAAACATTGCGGCACCGCAAAGCAGTTTTTCATTTCCATTCTCCTATCTAGAAGCGGTAGATATTACTGCCTACGTAGATGGGGTAGTGGTATTTCAGAACAACGCTTCTACAGGTACAGCAGTAGGGGGCAACACTTATGTTGTTGCCTTCTCTGCACCTGACTCGACTACACTTACGTTCTCTCCTGCTGTCGTAGCAGGGAGTGATGTGCGTATTCAACGTAACACAGACTTGGTTACTAAGGCTGTAGACTTTGCAGATGGTGCAGTGCTAACTGAACTAGCTCTGGATACAGCTATTGATCAGGTGTTCTTTGGTTCTCAGGAAGCTATTGATAAAGCCAATGACTCTGTTACTGTAGATACAGATGACAAGTGGAACGCACAAAACAAAACCATTAAGAATGTAGCTAACCCTGTTGATCCTCAGGATGTAGCTACTAAAGACTACCTTGAGAATACTTGGTTATCACCTACAGATAAAACTAACTTAACCACTGTATCTAATATTTCTAGTGATGTAACAACTACTGCTGGTATTGCTAGTGATATTACGGCAGTAGCTTCTGATGCTACAGACATTGGAGTAGTCTCTACTAATATAGCAAGTGTTAATACTAACGCTGGTAGTATAGCGTCTATTAACACCAACGCCGCTAACATTGCAGACATCCAGAACGCATCAGCTAATGCTACAACAGCTACAACTAAGGCTAGTGAAGCTAGTGGGTTTGCTGATGAAGCTGAAGCATGGGCAATAAAAATAGATGGTGAAGCTGTAGCTAGTGAAGGTTATTCTTCTAAGGCTTGGGCTGTAGGAGGTACTGGCGTTACCGATACTGCTGGTGCTGGCCCTGCTAAAGATTGGGCAACAGAAACCACTGGTCAAGTAGATGGTACAGAGTATTCTGCGAAGGAGTATGCTGTTGGCGCACAAGCTAGTAACACTTCTGGCTCTGCTAAACAATGGTCATTGGGTGGCGGCACAGGTTTTGACCGTGACACGGCTGTTACTGGCTCCGGTCTCACTGCTGAATATTCGGCAAGGTACTGGGCAAACCAAGCAGCTAACTCTGCTCAAGATTTTGTGGATGTTTACTACGGTTCGTTCACTTCAGACACGGCTGCTGAAGATTACCAGATAAATGATAATCAAGGCTCTGTGAATGTTGGTGATCTATACTTCAACAGCTCAGACAATGTGATGCGAGTGCGATCATTTTCTGGGTGGAATGACGTAGCAGCAGACACAACAAACTTTGCTACAAACGGTTTCGCAATCGCAATGGCAATCGCCCTTTAGGAGTTACAAATGGCACAGAATTTTAGACGATATAAGCTACAGGGCGTAGGCACAGCAGCAACTGACATCCCTGATGGCTCAGACTTTGATAGCAACGATACCATTGTAGGTATCCACATGACAAATACCACAGCCAACGCAATTACTGTAGAGGCTTACATTTCTAACGGTGGAACTAATCACTATCTAATCAAAGGCGCACCTGTTGCCGCAGGTGGTGCTTTGCAACTGCTTGATGGTGGTGCAAAGATAGTAGTCCAAACAGGCGATAGGTTGTGGGTTAAATCAGACACAGCAGCATCCTTAGATTGCTGGGTATCTGCCGTTGATGACATCAGTGCATAAGGGAGAGAACTATGGGTTACATTGGTAATCAAGCAGCACAGGGCTTCAGCAGTATCCCCGCAAAGCAAGACCTGACTGGTGCTACTGGCACAACACTAACGCTCTCTCACGCTGTAGCTAGCCCAGAGGCTATTGACCTGTACATCAATAACGTCCGTCAGGAGCCTACTGAGGCTTACTCAGGGAGGCACACAGTTACCCTCACAGGTTCTGTTGTGGCTACTGACGACATCTATGTGGTCTATAACTCACTGGCTCGTCAGACTAGCACACACCCATCTAATCAAGCCCTGTCTGCTGCGTCTGCAACAATAACCGGCGACTTAACGGTTGACACTAACACCCTCAAAGTTGACAGCACGAATAATCGAATTGGCGTGGGGACGACTTCGCCAGATAGACGCTTGCAAGTAAAATCTAACGAAAACAATGTGGCTAACACAACAATAGGTCTTGCCCCGTCTACAACCGAGAATGTGCAGGGTGGTTTAGGTGTTGGCTCTGGCGGTATTTTAGGCGTAAACGCAGTTAATACTATTCAGTTTAGAATTGGCGGTACTGACGGTGATGGGGCAAGCGAGGTTGCTCGAATCGACACCAGCGGTAACGTGCTGATTGGTAAGACTACAAGTGATTTACAGACAGAAGGCATCCGCATACGTCCAAGTGAAGGTGGTGCGGCGACTATGCAGTTGCAGCAGGGGTTGGCGAAGTGTTGGTATTGTGTAGACGAAGCAGACCAGATTTTAGATGACAGTCTTGCTGTGAGCAGTCTTACAGACAATGGAGCAGCAGACCTATCTGCAAATATGGTGAGTAATTTTAACAACGCTTTTTATTCTCACGCTGGTTGTTCTGACAATGATGGAACAAACTATACCCGTGGTCCGGGCGGTTTTTACACTTATAGCGCAACTAGCACTACAACATCAGCGTATAGGTGGATTACATGTGGCGGTTCAAGTGCAGGTAACGATGGATATTTGCGTGAACAAAGACATATGACGCAAATACATTTGGGAGACCTCGCATAATGGCTGGTAAAATTATAGCAGACCAGATTGAACACAGCACCGCAGGTTCTCTGGATACAAGTTATGTGGTGAATGGTAGTGCGAAGGTTTGGGTTAATTTTTTAGGTGCAGGAACTGTTGCAATACGAGACAGTTACAATGCTGCATCTTTAACAGATAATGGCACAGGAAATTACACTATTACTAGCAGTTCCTCGATGGGAAATACGACTTATTCGTGTCAATCTACTGCTGGCAGAAATGCTGGTGACTTGTTAAATGCTAGTAATAATGAAGGTTCATATCCAAGAACTACATCTTCGCTTAGAACTGAGATTTGCCGCAGTAATTCTGATACGCAGTACGATGCAGGAACCGTAGAAATGGCGTGGATAGGAGACCTTGCCTGATGACCCAGACACCATCATTTCAAGGCACCCACCTGTTTGACAGGCTATGCTGGGCTAAAGAAAACCTAGAGGGTGTGCAGTCAGACTATCGTGTAGTCTATGAGGACAGCGTTGATGAGTGCGCTAAGATACTTGTGCCTGACCCTAACTGGATGGCGTGTGCGCTGCAAGGCGGTATCCTGCCTCCTGTGTGGGTGTATCACGAACTGGCAAAGGACGAAGCACAGCCTGATTTCAAGAAGCACACTCGTGGTTACTTGCTACACAACACTGAGCCTGTACCAGCGATGACTGAAGAAGAAGCGATTGAGTACTTAATTCTCAAGGACTGCCCTGACTCAGTGTGGAAAACATATAACGAAGGCAACCGTCTAAAGATGGTTATCTGTAAGAAAGAACAACTACCTCAAACAAGAGAGTGGCGTAACGCTTGGAAGATTAGCGATGCCCTCTCTTTAACTGACCTAGCCGCATAGGAGAAACAAATGGTCAATACTTATATCGTAGATAAAGACGGTAATCAGGCAGATGCCTCAACCGTAACAGTACCAGCCAACCGTGATTTCCGTGGGGCTTGGGTACTAAGTGGTGCAGTGATCTCAGAAGATATGGACTCTGCACGTGACATCTTTAAGGACAAGGTGCGTGAAGCACGTGCGCCTTTGCTAGAAGCTAAGGACGTAGAGTTGATGAAAGCCCTAGAGACAGGTGCTGACACTACAGCTATTGCTGCTGCTAAGAACGCACTGCGTGATGCACCAGCTAATGCAGCTATTGCTTCAGCAACAACCATTACAGAACTTAAAGCTGCTTGGGATACATCAGTACTTGGTGCAAGCCCTTACTAATAGGAGGCTATAATGGCACTAAGTAAAATAGAAACAGGTAGTTTAAACTTTACGCCAGCTACCAAGGATGGAACCAAGAACCTCATCATCAACGGTGCGATGCAGGTGGCACAGCGGGGTACGAGTTTTACACCAAGTGGCGTAACGTATTGCTTAGATCGCTTTGCACATTACGCACCATCAGCACCATCTAACGCAGTTCAACAATCAACTGATGTGCCTTCCAGCGAGGGATTCCAATATAGTGTGCGAATGGACACTGTAGATTTGAGACACGCTGTTGAGTTGCTTTCAAATGGTGAGGCGGGCATTTTCTACAATGGACAAAGATTAACCTTATCTTTCTGGGCCAAAACAGGATCAAGCACAAAATCAGCAACAATCAATTTTCGGTTTATAGATGGGACGGCGTTTGGCAATGTTAGTAGTGCGTTTTCAAGTTCAAATAACTCTATTGTAATTACAGATTCTTGGCAACGCTTTTCAATTCAATATACTGTAGATACAACTCCAACGGCATCACATTATGCTTGTGGTTTCAGCATAAGCGGCAGTGCCAACATTTTATACATCACAGGCGTACAACTAGAAGTAGGCGACACAGCCACGCCGTTTGAACACCGCAGCTATGGCGATGAGTTGGCTAAGTGTCAGCGGTACTGTTATCGGCCTTTTATTACAACTGGAATAGATGACAGTCCTGAGTTGGGACACGTTAGATTTTATTCTACACGATATAGCACCAGTTCTGGTTACGGTTATATCACATATCCAGTACCAATGCGTGCAGACCCCACTTTAACTTACTCAGTCGGAGGCGGCACAATTGACACTGATGATTCTAATTATGTTAAAGCACAATTAAAAGATTCAGATGACGTGGCATTTTATATTTATAACTTCCAAGCGGATGCAGAACTATGATTATTGTTAGCGCAAAATATTTATACGCTGAAGATGGTGCAACTAAGACCCGTATTCAGTTGAACTTAGGCACAAATGATGCTGGTGACACCACATACAAGCACATACCTATTGCCACAAACAGTAACGATTATGTTGAAATAATGGATATGGTAGAAGCTGGCGAACTAACAATACAGGAGGCAGACTAATGCCCTATATCGGCAAATCCCCAGTAGGCGGTGGGTTCCACAAGCTGGACAACCTGACTGCCTCTGCTACAGATACCTACGCTTTGACGCTAGGTTCTGCGGCATACTATCCAGAGACTGCTAACCAACTGCTAGTCTCTCTCAACGGTGTGATCCAAGCACCACAAGACAGCTTCACAGTATCAGGCAGCAACCTAGTATTTGACAGCGCACTCACAGCCAGCGACAGCATTGACTTTGTTGTGGCTCTTGGTGATGTGCTGGGTGTGGGTGCTGTTACTGACGGTGCTATTACTACAGCTAAGATTGCTAATCAAGCTGTCACTATGAATAAGCTGGCTACGTCAGGCACATTGCCAGCATAGATGGCTCCAACCTGACTGGCGTGGTGTTGCTGGTATTACATCAAGCAGCACAAGCGGCACAGCGTTAAGCATTGATGCCAATAACATTGTGACTACGCCAAGCAAACCAATCGTTTCAGGGCTAGCAGTTCACACTAACGCTGCAACATAGTCAAGTTAGCGGTAACAGGTTGGTCAACAGTAGATGTCACATGTAGGTAATTGTTTACACAATCTACGGAAGATTTACTGCGCCTGTTACTGGTGTTTATCATTTTCTGTTATCAGCGAACGTACAGTCTACGATATTGCGCTATGATATCGAAAATATGGCAAGTACATCATGACGATAGGTTCTCAAGTGTGTTCTTTCAACGATTATAGTGAATTACACATAGTCTTGTCTAAATCTACTTAAGCTAATGATGAAATCTCTTTCACGTTGGGTACGAACCAGTCAACAATCGGTGAACAATGCATTTCAGCGGTTACTTGGTATCATAGGAGACAGATATGGCACTTATAAAATTAAACAATCAGTCTCTCACGGCAGTCTCTGCGTTACCGCTATTCGTAGTGGTAGTGTGTTGCAAGTTGTAAACTCTGGGATTATGAACACTGTCAACGCAAACACAACTTCATCTAGTTACACTGCTACTGGTTTGTTTGTAAATATAACCCCGCTTTATGCTAACAGTAAAATTCTAATCCTGTGTACTGCTCAAATGAATTATTATAATGGGAGTGCTAACAGTTGGTTTGACGCAACAATATTTAGAATTGTCGACGGTGTTTCTACAGACCTTGCTTCACCATCTTCAAATGGCTTGAGTGGTCATAACAATGACACTGCAACTGATGTTCATGTTCCCAATCACATTTCAGTTCAAGACACGCCAGCAACAACAAGCGCAATTAGGTATGAATACTACTTTAAAAGAAGAACTGGCACTGCAACTTTAAGAGTGAACTCTGATGGTCACGGTTTAAACATGACTGCTATGGAAATCGCTGGCTGATGAAACTAGAACAGTCAATCACCCCAGAACTCAAAGTAGCCCTAGAACTAGAAGCACACGAAAAAGAATGTGCAATTCGCTATGCGGCTGTTGGAGATAAACTAGAAAGCCTTGATAAACGCTTGTGGCGTCTAGAAGCAATGATAATGGGGTCAACGGTAATTCATCGTTGGCCTCGCAGCGTCTTTACTTATGAAGGTATAATTATGGGAAAGAATATAGTTGGAGTAGATAAGGACGAGGATACTCTAAAAAAGATTAGCAGACAGCTAGGCATGGAAGCTACTAAGGTACACAAGGGTACTAAGGGTACTGGTGTAAAACCTCAAAAAGTTGTTAAGTCCTCTAAAAAGTATACTAAGACACCTATAGCTAAGAAGACTTACAAAAAGCAGTACGACACCAAGAAGAAGAAGAAGAAAGATGATGGTCTACTAGGTAGTATTACTAAATATTTCAAATAGGGGAACCATATGGAACCGATCAGTACTGCCCTAGCTGGGATTGCACTTGTTAAACAGAGTGTAGACTTTATTAAGACACACATTAACACTGTTCAAGATATTGGACAAATAGCAAGCCAGATTGATGACCTGTTTACAGGTGAGAAACAAGTCCAACAAGCCCGCAACAAGAAGGCTGGGGGTGGACTTGGAGATCAGTTTGGGGTAGATACTGTAGCTAAGGAAATGATAGATGCTAAACTCGCAGCAGAAAAGTTGCAGGAAGTAGCTACTATGGTTGACATGAGGTTTGGTCATGGCACTTGGAAGAGTATACTGGCTGAACGTGCTAAGAGATTACAGGAACAACGAGAAGCTGAAGCTAAGGCTAGGCGAGAGATGATACGGAAAGCCAAGGAGTTTGAAGACACCATGAAAACCGTTGGGTTAGTTACAGCTATCCTAGCAGTAGCCCTAGGTCTTCTTATAACCGTTATGGTTTCTGTAGCGAAAGCGATAAGTTATGTTTAAAACACTAGTACTAGCTTGCAGCCTGTCTGTACCTACGGATTGCTGGGAGTTTCACGATACACGTGGCCCCTATCCCACATATGAACTATGTCAGAAAAGAGCCTACGTAATGGGCAACGACATCATGACTATGCAGGGTAGAGATTTAAGACCTAAGATGTTTAAGTGTCTTCCACTAAAGGGACAACAGCTATGAGCGTAGAAACTTTCCTTAAGTGGAAGATACTACCACGCTTCATGATGCTGTGTAGTACTGTGATGTCTTGGAGATGTGCAGAGTGGTTTATGGCTCTAGAGGTTCCTACGGCTGCACAGTCAGCCTTTGTATCAGTAGTAATGGGTGTAATGACAGGTGTGTTCGGCATCTGGATGGGGCATGAGCATAAGGATAATAAGTAATGCAGGAACACTATAAGAACACCGCAGACTATATTGAGCGTAAGCTACTAGGTAAACCTGAGGGTTATCCAGTGTGGATGAAGTTCTCAGACTGTCAGGCTGTTTACGAGCTACTACACCAAGCTGTAGAAGATGGTAAGGCTGAGCTAAAACCATTATATGATCGTTTTGCTACTCAGTACAAACCCCAAGATGTAGCATGACATACCCTATGATGTGGGATATGCACAACCATACAACTGAAGAACAAGCTAAGAGCAACAAGGAGAAGCAGGATGCTTCAAGCACTGATAGGCCCAGTAACTGGACTTCTAGACAAGTTCATAGAAGACAAGGATCAGAAGAATAAGTTAGCCTTTGAGCTTGCTACTATGGCTGACAACCATGCTCAGGAATTAGCTAAGGGTCAGATAGAAATAAACAAGGCCGAAGCTGCTTCAGGCTCGCTCTTTAAGGGTGGTTGGAGACCGTGTATTGGGTGGGTGTGTGGGGCAGCTTTTGCCTATCACTTCGTTTTACAGCCCATCCTGCTCTTTGTAGTAGCCTTAACAGGCACTACCCTACCTCCCCTACCAGAATTTGACATGGGGACGCTGATGCCAGTCCTAGGCGGGATGCTAGGGGCTAGGGTCACTACGAAGCTTTGAGAAATATAAAGGCGTATCTAAATGAATTTAATTGAGCAACTCAAGCGACATGAGGGACTAAAATTAAAACCTTACAAATGCACAGCAGACAAACTTACAATCGGTGTGGGAAGAAATCTAGAGGACGTAGGGATATCGGAAGAAGAAGCAGAGATGCTACTACAGAACGATATACAACGAGCCACTGTGCAGATACAGACGGAGTTTC